TTGTTGTCATCGGTATCTGCCCATAAATCTTGAGCTTGTAATGCATTACCATCATCCCTTGTTGATGGTGCTGATGTTGATTTTATTAATTGTGTTGAACCAGCTCCACCTGCATCAATAGCAGCAATAAGGTCTGCTCCTGCTTTGGATAGTGTTACTGCATCATCCTTTATGTCAGCAGTAGCTACTGGTGCTGTTGAGACTGTGAAAGTCAGTGTTGCTTCATCAGACTCTTGCCCCACGCTGTTAATAGATGAGACTGAAGCCACATAGTTTGAGCCCACTGGTAGATAATCTAAATCTACAAATTCTTGATCTACTATCTTGTTTGTTAATTTGTTTGATGAACTGTCTACAATTCTGACCCTGTAAGTATGATTGGGAAAATCTGTTGGCTCGCTCCAAGTTAAAAAAGCCCTGCCTGTAGAGCTAGAGCCTGAATCAGTAAATGCCAAACCTGCTGGTGGTTTAACAGCAAAATCAGCAACTGGTGTTACCAGTGGCTCTATGTTTTCTTGTGGTGGTGCTTCCCATGTGTAAATGTCTAAATACTCAATAGCCTGTATGCCAATCAACCCATCTGGTTGCAATGTCATTGACTCTATTCTAAATAGTTTGCCTGTAAAACCTACAGGAGTATATGAGACTGTAATAACATCTCCTACCTTGACTTTATAAAGCTCTGGCACAGCAGTAAAAGAAATGGTCATTTGATTTCTTGATCTTGCCAGAATAGCTTTACCCATGTTGTAAGCTACATATTTATTAACAATAAACGGAAACTCCACCACCTGCTCTAGCTCTTCACCACCATCATCAGAGGTAAAGTTTGGGCTTGCATCATGTAAAACTGTTGCTGTATCCATTTCATACTTTTTAAGAGCATTAAAAAACTGAACCACAACTTTGTTAGATTTTTGAGATTTATCTTCGTAAGTTACAGTTATTCCATTATCAGAAATTATATGATCATCAGTAACTGTAAATGATGAGGAAGCTGTATCTTCTAATGTAATTTCATATTTACCATCTATGTAATTTAAGATACCTCTCATGTTTGATAGAAGCTCTTTGGTGTTCTCTAATACATTCTTATTTGTATCTATAACACCATTACAATGAAATCTTTCAACCTTTACCAATATTTGACCTGATTCATTTGTATAAGATGATGTCAAAGCATTTCTTAATATTGCTTGATATACAGTTGATGAGTCATAGGGCTGCCATCTTGATGCATCAATAATTTCATTATCGGTAAAATCAGTGTTACCACCTGAATCTTTTAGATTCATAAAACCACCAATCTTTAATGTGTCCCATGTGGATGCATCTACATTAAGAACATTAGTTCCACTTGTACCACTAAACACAGATGCAGCATAAGAACCATCATAGTCTGGAGTGTCTTTTAGAGATTCTGCTGTAGTTGCAGCAGTTTGAAATGTTTGTAAGTTAATGGTTGATTCAGCAAGCCCCTTTCCATATTCATTGTCTCTCATATAGTCCAGCAGACATAGTGTAGCATTATCTGACCATTCAAAAGTGCTTGGTGTATCGTATCTATGTGATCCTGTTCCACCAGATATAGAACCATCTTTTCTTGGGTCATATAACTTTTTACCTCTACAAACCACAGTAAGCTGTGGAATAGATGAGAACATTCCTCTGGAGTCATACTCAAAGCTGCAAGCAAGATAAGCTATACCTCTCATTCTATGATTAGAAGTCCATTGAGTACCTACTGATGCATTAAGCATGGGGTCTACTGTTTGATCATCTGCCCCATGATGAGCATTAAAAACCATTCTATATCTTCTAGCAGGATCAGTTCCTGAGCCACCAGCGTTTGATTCTTGTACGTTTCCTATTTGAGATGCAGTACATAAAGAGCCTGCTCCTGAGCTAATCTTATCTGATCCAGCATAATATCCTTGTCTAAAAACTTTAGGGTCTTTAATGCTAACGCCATTTATTTCTATGGTATCTAATTCTATTTGATCTATCTCACCAACACTTAAAGCATAAACAACAAACAAATCTTTTGATCTATTGTCTGCTGTATGCATAAAAGCTAAAGTGCTTCCAACCCTTCTTCTTCCATAAATGACTGGTATCTTCCCACCTTGTGAAGTTTTCTGACCAAGTATATCTTGACCCTTTGCCATTAACTGTTTTGCTTCTAAATAACCCTTTACTCCAACGCCAACTGTTATAGCTGTTGCCACCAGTTGAACTTTTTGTAAAAAGGTTGCACCTTCCCAAGCTGCTTTTGCAGTAGCAAATATTGTTGCCCAAGACATTAATCAGACCCCCAGCGAATATCTTCTTTTGTTTGATCTGCATATTCCAAACCTTTATCACCAGAATAAATATTCTGTTGAGACTCATCAGAAAAATGCCTGCCCTTTCTTAGATTCCAATTTGCCCAATGATTTGCAACATAGATTGAAACGCTAGAAATATTGCCACTTTCTGACAGTGAAGCATTATTGATAATTCCTGAGAAGTAAGTTGTAGCATCAACCAAGCTTTCATTGGTGTCAAAAAAAGCTATGTATATATTTGCTTGTTTGTCTGTGTAATCACCACTTTCTATTAAGTCTCTAACAGTAGAATTTACATTAGACATAGTAATAACTATTTCTTCAGACTTCGCTTCACCTGTTTCATTGCTTGTGTCAATACTAATAAAATCTCCACCAGCTTCATAGGAGTTAGAATCGTAAGTCACATCGGAATAATAATCTGTAAATCTTAAAACTGTAGAAAGATTAAGCTCAACAAGAAATGCTATCTTATTAGCATCGTTGGCAATTTGTGTTTGTAATCCTGATGATATTGAACGTGGCATTAGCTGATGACTTCCCTAACATCGAATGAAATAGAATAAAAACCAGTAGGATCAGTTGCATACAATATTTCTTCGCTAGGAAGATATACTGTAAAACTGGGCTGGTTCATTGTAACTGCTTCATTGTCAGCAAGGGTTTCAACTAAATTAGGCTCAATAAGAACTGTTGCAGCTCCACCACTATCTGAATCTACATCAGCCTGAATCATGTAAACCTTGCTATGACCATTAAACTTAATTAGATCGCCTGCTTTGAGAACGCCTGACGTGCTCGCTGTAAAGCCATCTAATGAAATTGTGCCATCAGCAGCACTGTGAGTACCAACTGTTTGAACTGAGGTATTTGTTTTGTCAGCTCCTCTGTTTTGTGTTGGTAGTTGTATTGTAAATGTTTCAAATCCACCCTTTTGCTTTTGCAAAAATGCAAATACATCCATTGCATCATCTTGATCTAATGGTGGCATTGAGACACTAAAAGTAAAATATTGTGATCCTATTTGTCTCACAGCCCTTCTGCCAGAGATAGACTGGTTCATAAGAGTTGGTCTATTGTTCTGAAAGTTTAATGTCCTAAACTTAGGACTTGTAGGAAAAGCACCACTCATACTACACCCATTTTCCCTCTACTATTCATTGCTTGATTAATGATAGAAGTAATCATTCCTTTTCTTGATGCTAATAATTGATCAAATCCAGCAGCATCAACTGTTGATATGTTGAAGTTAACTGTAGCACCACTCATTGATTGACCTTTTGTATGGTCTATAACCGTTTCGTTAGGATGTAATATAGCTGGAAATCCACCTCTACCATCTACACCACCAGCTCTAGCACCTGATCCGGTATATCCTCCTCCTTCAAAACCTAAACCTTCTAAGAATCCTTCAAATTTACCTGTTATTGGTGCAATTATCATTTTCTTAATTGCTATTCTTAATAGTTGCTCTATAACATAATCTGCAAATTGTTTAAATTCTAGTTTACCTGATTTTAAAGAATCTACAATAGAATCTTCAAATTTTTTCATAGAGCTTACTGTTAGCTTTTGTAAAGATTTTTCTGTGTCTTGTAGTTCAGTTACAAAAGCTTGCACTGGTTGAGAAAGTTTTTTTGCATTATCTCCTGTTTTGTTTATTTCTTTATTAACTTCTTTTAACGGCTCAGGTATTGCACTTACACTTTGTCTTATTCCATCAAACCTTGCTTTAAGAGCATCAATATCTACTATTGCACCGTCCAAAATACCAAAAGCATTAAATAAATCTAAAGTTGCGTTACTAAATGTTGCCATTGCTACAACAACTTTTTCAAATGCATTAACCATGTTAACTGCAATAGTTCTTCCTAGCTCTTTAAAACCACCTACAGCCTCTGATGTAGTTTTTATCATAGTAGAAAATCTTTCTACTAAACCTTGTAAAACTGGTAAAAATGCAGCAACAATATATTTTGTTAATGTGCTTATTTGTTTAAATAAAACATTTGATGTATCTTTGAATTTCTCAAAAGCATCGACTGTTTGACTGTCTAATAATAAACCAGCCGCTTCTGCCTCTGTAAAAAATCCCTCTAAGCCTTCTGACCCACCTTTTAAAGTATTGACTAAAGCAGCACCTTCTGAGTCAAAGAATTTAAAAGCCAGTCTTAATCTTGTTGATGCGTCTTCAGTATTTTGTATACCATCTGCAACATCAAATAAAACATCTTTAGTACTTCTAAATGAACCGTCTGTATTTTTAAGTTGTATACCTAGTTCTTCTAAAGCAGCTTTTGCTTCACCTGTTCCATTCTGTGCCTCACCAACCCTCCTAATAAATCTTTGGAGAGCCATATCTAATGTGTTCTGAGCTATACCAGTTTGCTCAGCTGCAAACCTCATTTGTTGTAATAACTCTACATTAATCCCTAACTTATCAGCTGTTTTACCAAGTCTATCAACGGCATCAGTATTAACTTTAACAAAAGCTCCTATTGCAGCTCCTGCTGCGGTGGCAGCAAAACCAATACGTCCAACATTTCTAGCTGCAGCAGTTGATTTTGTCGTTACTTTTGTAAGACCTTTACTTATAGAGTTAAAGGCTTTTTTCGTATTATCAATACCTTGAAATACTATATCTAATTTATTTTTTGCCATTATGTTTCTCTTGTAAAACTTCTAAATAAGCCATCCAACCATTAAACTCGCGGATAGTGATCTCCTGTAATTCCGATAAGGTTTTACCAAGTCGATCAGCTAAAGCATATTGAGCAAAGAGCTCACTATCCTCTAGGAGTTTTTTCTTTGATCCTCCACTGAAGGAGAATCCATTATATCGGTTGCTATCCTTACTAAGACTTCTCGATCAACGTTATGCAAAAGTGACATCTTGTCACTTAATTCAAACATTTTGTCACCATTTTCATCTAATGCCTTATAAATTAATACATAAGCCATCATAGTCAAATCATCTTCTTTACTCATTTTATAAAGTTTAGATGTTTCTGCTAATGTTAATGGTTTAGCAAATATTTTTAAAGGTTGACCGTCGTCATCTGCCCATTCAGGCACTTCAATCACTTTTATGTCTTTTGACTCAAAATGATTTTTAGCTCTATCTATTGGTTTCATTAAACAGTAGATTCAGTTAATGCTCCGTTCCCTTGAACAGAAATAGATGCTTCTACCATACCATCAAACGAACCAGTCCTAGTTACACCTGTTACAATAGCGCTACCTGAATAATAAGTATCGCCAGATGTATCACCTTCTGGATAAAAGTTTAATGTTACTTCAGAACCAACATCTAGAGCTCCTTGACCGCTTGTATCTGTTTCATCCCAGAATACATCAATAGATCCTGAAAACTGTGTCAAAGAAGCTTTGTAGGTACGAGCGCTATCGCCCATACTTGTATCTTCAATTGTGTCAGCACTTTCCTCTATTGAATATGATCTAATTTCAGCTATAGCATTAGAACCGACCTTAACGGTGCCTTCGCTTCCTTTATGAGTCGCCATTTTCAATTACCTCGTCTTTCGACTTTTTAGAAGAAGATTTAATTACTTGGGCTGCTTCTTCTTTCCAACCCTTATTCAATAAAGACCCAACCTTTGAAGGATGAGCGTCTATAGAAACTTTTCCATCTGGACTAATCATTTTCATAATTATCTCCTATGCTGCTACATCAGGATTTGATTGAGCGGTACAATATTCAATTATAAAATTCATTGTACATACAGCAATTGGTTTTTCACCTTCTCCTGTGTAAGTTACTTCAGTAGATTCTAAATACGTATCTTTAGCTAAACCATCTAACGTTGTATCAGCAGCTAAAGCAGATTCTACTTCCTTGGTTATAGTATCTATAGTATCATCACTATTAGATACACTCTTTACATATGCCTCAACGGCCAATGTTAATTGTCTATTCATAAGTCTGTTTGTACCGATTACAACAGGCTCAGAATCTTCTGATTTTGTGTAAATTATAATTGCTGGCAAGTTAGCATTTTCTAAAGGATAAACCCTAGATTGAAATACATTAGAAGATGTGGTAGTTAAACCAGTAAGAGTTGTACCAACTTTTTCGCGTATCTGTTGTCTAATATGATTTGCCATTATTGTTCTTCTAATATCAGTTTTATGATTCCTGTTCTATCATTTTCTATATTTACTATTTTATAACTTGTTTGAGCCTTTAATACATTTCCATCTAGATCTTTATAAGCATTAACAACCAAATCATCTCCTGTTGCAACATTTTGTACATCATCAAAATAAACCAAAGCAATAGGTGTATATGATTCTATACTGACTTCTCCGTCAATAATATCATTATATTCTTCATCTCTTATGACTTTAATTGTTTTTGATGTTCCACCAGAGGGTGTATATGTTGCTGTGATTGCATGGCCAAAATCACTATCAAAATAACCAGCAAAATCTTCGTCAAATTCTATATTCCAATCACTCATTCTTCTTCTAGTAATAAAGTAACAAAACCTACATTATCTTTTTGAACATTTATAATTTTATAACTTGTTTCTGGAGCGATAACTTTTCCAAGTTTTGTTGTTATTGGATTAACTATTAATCTATCTGCGTGTGAAATATAAGGAGCATCTGTAGATTTGATATATGCTACAGGTTGATATGCGTTAATATCAACAGACCCACCAGGTATACCAAAATATGCTTGATCTAATATAAATTTTATATTTTCAGCATTACCTGAATCAATATCATACCAGGTATCTATAAGACCCAATCTATCATCCCATAAAGACTGTTGTACTTCAAAAAAAGTACCTGTAACTCCGTGCCCCGAGGTAGAAACATATGCATTAAAATCTGCCTGGGACTCTAACGCCATTATTTTTTAGCAGTTCTTTTGCTAACCTTTGGAGCTTCGGATTTTTCTAACCCTACGCTTCTATCTTTTTTTTCAGATTTTTTTTCAATGTGTACACTAGCCTTATTGTAGCTAATTAAAATATTACCTTCTTGTTGGTTTAATTCTACAATATCGCCAGCTTGCACTTTTTTACCGTTTGCTACGGTATCTACTAATATTAAATATTTCATTTTTTTAAGTATGGGGGCATTACTGCCCCCATTCCAACTTAGCATCAGTTACTTAAGCGCCGTCATTTGACAAACAGAAGCTAACTGCGTGGCGAACCGCACAATCAACAGTTTGTAAAGCAACAATTCTAATTGTTCCTGATTTTGAGTTTGAGTAAGGATCAACTAAGATATCCAAACCGCCATACATACCTATTAATAGGTCTGCAAAGTTACCGAAGAAATAATCACCAGCGGTAACTTGATTTGATTTAACAACATTATAACCATTAACATTGCCACCTGGCTCAACGATAAATTGAGCTGTGTTAGTAGCTTTTTCAACAGTTTTTAAGTTGCCATAATCAGCTGGTCTCATAATATAACCTAAAGAACCAAGTAACGCATTATCATTTGCTACTGCAGATTCCATTGCCACTAGCTCAGCCCATGTTGGGACAGCAGCAGCAAAAGTTGTTGTATTGATTCCAGATGTATTTTTAATACCTGTAGGTTGGCCTGAAGATCCTGAACCAGCTAATGCACCAAGGTCAATAGATGTTGCTATTGATCTTGTTAAATCATCTCTAATTAGATTTTCAACATCTAATGATGATTGCATAAGCATAAGTCTTGAAGCTTCTGTATGAGCACCAACAGTTTTAGGGCTCATAGTAACTTGACCTACTGTGAATTCACTTTCAGCAGAATCTCCGCCTTCAGTTGCAATCCATCCTGGGCTTGAAGTACCAGTTTTCTTAGGTATGACAACATCGCCTTTAAGTCCTTGTAGCATAGTAGCGCCAGCTCTCATGACTGATGATTCATTTCTAAGAACGTCAATGAAATCTTGACCTCTGAAGTCTTCAGCGATTAAAGCTGAATCATCTGAAGTGTTAATATCACGTTTCCAGTTTCCTAGAACTTCTGGTGGAAGCATAACACCTTGTGATGTTGTGCCATATCTTTTAGCAGCCTCAGCTGAACATTCGAATTCGAATGCAGCTTCTTCTTGCGCTCTACGATCAGTTGGATTAGCTAATGCATTGATAGCTTTTACCAAACTAAATCTTTTTACTTCCTTAGGAGTCATTCCAATTTCAGGAGTCTCTAAAGGCTGATCGTTAGAAATATTTTCCAACAAAATGCCTCTAAATTCTTCAACAGAATTACCTTCGGAAATAGCTTTATCTGCTAGATCTCTTCTGTTGTGTCTTGCAGCTAAATCTAAAATCTCTTTTGAGTTTCTTTTAAATTCTGCTTTTGCTTCTGCAACAGATTGAGCTCTAACTTCTTCAACGTTAATCTCTTGATTAACTTCGTTTTTTACTTCGCTCATTTTTATTTCCTTAAATGATTTTGAACGTCCAACTCCAACAACTTTAGATTGATCGGCTGGTATAGATACTATGCTTGCTTCCATTGGAGTCCAACTAGCTCTATAATAGCCATCTTTGTCTTTGTCTTTGTTCAGTTTATTTACTCTATAACCAACAGAAATATTTTGTTTGATTCCGTCGGCTACATCCTGAAAAACTTCACGAGCTAGGTCAGATCTACCAAATCTAACTACAGCAACTGTCCTTTTTGCTGTCTCATCAAGTTTATATTCTTCAACAACACCAATCTGCTTTGTCATATCATGATCAAGCAATAATGGTGCTCTACCTGAAGACATAAATTCCATATCTATATCTTCAGCATTGTGAGACAAAATTTCCATCCCGAAATTTCTCTCAACTGGCTCTTCGGAGGACACTCCTATACGAACCCTTCTTTCTTCCTCATCAATTAGACCTTTTCTAAAATCATAAGTTCGATACTCTATTTCAGTATCAATTAATCTTTCTTCATCATCTTCTTGATTTACATCCTCATGTTTTTCAAACTCAATAACTACAGAGCTATCGGTTTCAGAAACGCTAAGGATATGTCTATCTTCTTTTAACATAGTTTTCTCCTCAGTATTTTCTACTGGATGTACTTCCAATTCATTTGAATTGAAATCGTTTAAACCCCTAATTGGGCTAATTTTGTTTAGAGTACTAAACTTATGACCAACTTGTGTATCAGTAGGTTCACCACTTCTATAAACTCTTATTAATGCAGCAGGATCATCTTGTGTTCCTGTAATAGAGAAATCAGTACCGGGAACATTAATTTTTCCATCTCTTGCTACTTTTGTAATTTTACCTTTGGCTCTCCCGCCTGGATTATCCCAGCTTACAAAATCTCCTACACTTAATGCGTTAGGCGCCGCTCTATCTTCTTCATTTTTCATTTTATTTACCAATTTTCTTGACCAACTATATCCTGCGTCTCCGCCCCATAATGCCCAAGCTATTCTTCCATTAGAAGGATAACCTTCTTCACTAGGACTAAAACCTTCGGCTTTTTTATCAACTTCATGTCTAGAAAAAAAACTAAACATTCTTTTAATAGTTTCATCTGAAAGATTTTCACCAGCCACTATTTGCCTTGCTCTTACGGCACCAACTCTAGTACCACCTCTGCCAAATTCTTCACGCCAGTCTAAGCCCTTTTGAGCTTCTGACTTCATACCTGCATTTGGTCTAGCCATCTTCTTCTTCGTTTTGACCGCCACTTATAGTAGCTTCTACAGGTAATTTTGAACCAAATGGTTGGAATGCGGTTTTAATACCGTATTGCTCAGCAAGTTTTGACTCTCTTTCATGTTGTTCAAATAACTCTTCTGGATCTCTACCATATGCTGCTGATATATCTGCATATGTTGTTATACCTGCACTTAAACCCGCTACATTAGCTTGTTGCTCTTTAAGTGGATCAATCCAAGACCAAGATCTAGGTATAAATGTTATAGAATTATAAAATTTATCAAACTTACTAATAGGCAAACTTATCATACCACTTGCAATAGACATATCAAACCACTTATGAAAGATAGGTTTCATAAAATGCTCTATTACAAATTGTTGGTATATTTGAAACATTGCTCTATCTTCTAATGCACCATGTCTTATTGAACTGTAATTAATACTTGTTAAATCATTTGTTAAAGCGTGGTAAGAAATATTTAAACCAGATGCAATACTTCTTAAAACTTGTGTTGTAAAGTTTTCGAATGCAGAGTTTGGATGATTTGGATCAAAAGCCTTAAAATCCATTCCAGCAGGAAGCTGCTCGAAAGTACCTGCACTTGCATTCATTATAGGAGAGAATTCATTCATATAATCTTCACCAACATAACCATCTCCATCTGGAGATGTAAAAAAGCCCATTTTAGATGCTGATACTCGAGCTGCAACAATCTCTGCTTCTAAATAACCATTAAGCATTTTCAAATTAGGCATAGCAGGAGCTATCATAGTAACTCCTCTTCTTTGTTCTGGCCTTGTTGGTATATATGCGTGTATAATTTCGCTAGCAGGAATTCTTATATATTTATTTTCATTGTAATAAGCTTGATCATAAGGATGTTCTTTGTAAAGATGATATGCGATAGCTTTATCATTTTTATCATACTCAATCCCCATTTTAATTTTATTACCAGTCTTAGGGTTAGTATCATTTAATTTTTCATCTAAATGATCTGCCTCTAAAAACTGTAAAGCATAACCAAAAGGATTTGAGTTTGTTTTAATATGCCTTACTAAAACTTCACCATCTCTGGCTAAAGCTTCAATAAACATTTTTTGGCAATCTAAAAATGAAAACCTACCATTTAAAGTACAATTTCCTTTTTGTGACCATTGCTTAAATGCTAATTCAATTTTTTGATTAGCAAGCATATCTAAAGAACCATCGTCATTTCTTGCTTTTGAACTAATTTTGATTCCATGATGTCCAACAACATTAGAAATCATTAAGTTTAAATATCTATTAACGTATGGATCATTCCTAGCTAAATCTCTAGCTCTGTCTCTTAGTATTCTTAAATTATTTTTTATTTCTGCATCGGCTGATGTAGATGTTGTATAAAAATCTGAAAATAATCTACCCCCACTTGCTGCAGTATATCCTCTTCTTTTCAGCTGTTGTGATTTCTTTGGACTTCTATTAAAAAGATTGTTATACCATGCCATATTATTTTAAATCTGTTATGTTATCGTAATAAGTTTTTGTTCCAAAACTTACAAGTATTTCATTTCCTGAAGGTTTTTTATTTCTAACTCTATCTCTTTTAACCTCTCTTAGATACTCTGCATTGTATCTATCTCTAAATTCTAATAACTCATCAATAGTCATTCTAGATAAAGATCTTCCTGCTATCGACATTGAAGATTGATCCATAGAAGCTCTATTTTCAATAACAGCTTCAATAGCATCTAGCACTTTTTTTGCATGACTTCTTAAGTCAGCAGTAGATGTAGCAAGATTTTCTACTAGTTTTGATCTTCCAAAATCAACTCTTACTCTTTCGCTATCAGAAGTTCTTGTAATATAAGCATCCCATTTATATTCACTTACAGAATAATTAGCTGTAACCGAAGAGTCAACTTCTATAAAATAATTGTCGTTTGATTCTGTTGCTGTAATTGTAAAAGAATTACCACTACCACCAGAATCATGGTGAAATTGATATGTTAATGAATATAAAGATGGGTCGTATGTGTTTGCAAGATCATCTCTTCTCCATGCCCATCTATCGCCAACAACTAAAGTTTCTGGCTCCTGCTCTGGATAATTTGATCTATCGAATTTATTGTTCATAAATTAAATAAAGTTTTTTTTAATTTTAAAACTATTTTTAACTTATTTATACAACAATTCTTATATTAATTACAAATT